TTTCGATTTACCTATGGATAAACCTTGGATAGTTAAGGGGTGGTGGAATAATCCTGATATTGTTAAACAGAACTTTTCAAAACACAAATCTACACCCCTCAACTCTTCTGTAATACGTTGGGATCGTGGACAGTTAAGAAAGATATGGAACGAGATAGATAAAAATGCAGAGGTTATATTTTATACATATCCTAGTGCAGATAACTATTTTAATCATCACTGGTATAATCTGTGGAGAGAAGACAAGAGTTTCTTTCAGACATTTCCCCAAGGTGACATATACTCATGGTATAAAGGAAATGTATATCCTGATGACATGGAAAAACATAAGTTGCGTGAAGATTTGAAGATTTGTTTATACAATAATAGTGGTTATGGTGAAGGTGAGAGTGATGACAAGTTACATAAAATATACGCCTGAGGTTGCAAACGATTGGAAACAAACGCAAGCAGATGTGCAAAAGGATTTCCCTCATCAGTTTCGTAGAACTCTAGATGCAACTACCACTTCACAATTACAAAGTAAGCTGTGGTTATCAAGTACTCTATTAGATTTAGAACTACAACCTAAGAAGGTTGCTGTCCTTGGTGGATGGTATGCAAGTTATCTAGTAGAACTACTAATAACAGAACTTGGTGTAGAGTTTATTCATAACTATGAAATAGATGAGGACACTAAAACTATTAGTTATAAGTTTAATAAACGTCATAAGGATACTGAAAAGTATGCTTGTTCTATAAGAGATATAATGTTTAAATCTGTCTATAAACCCTTAGACCCAGAACTTAAACTAGGGCCACCGCATCCATTATGTCAGTTTGATATGGTAGTTAATTGTTCTTGTGAACACATGTTTCCTATGTCTAGATTTCACGATCTAAATAAAAGAGATATAGACCCAATATATGTTCTGCAATCTACTAACGAAGATATGTATGATGACCATATTAACTGTGTAAGTAGTCCTAAAGAACTTGCAGATCAAGCAGGAATAGATAATCCTCTGTATAGTGGAGAACTTAAACTAGACAACGGAATGACCAGATTTATGATAGTAGGAAAGAATGGTTCCATATAAAGCGGCAAATCTTGTAGATTGGTGCAGAGATCATGATATATGGTATCTTAAAATGGATATAGAAATACCAGAGATTTGCATTAAAGAAGCTCAAGAAGTATACGATCAGGGATTTTTTGTCGATCATCGTTATGGTGACGGTGATGGGTGGTGTTCTGCCGCCATTCATAGTTTTGTACATGAGGATGAGGATGATACAAGTATGGGATGGTATCACACAAAGAATCCAGAAGGTCATGGGTTTACTGAGGAAAATGTTAAGTGGGGGTGGACAGAGATTGCAGATGTCGCACCTGAGACTAAGAGGTGGTTAGAGGACTTTCCACACAAGTCCTATAGACGTTTACGGTTTATGTTGTTGAAACCAGAGGGAGTAATAGAAGGACACAATGATTCAAATGAAAAAAGAGATGCTGAAGGTAGAAAAAGAAATATTGCTGGTGCAATAAATCTTGCGTTCTATCAACCTGATAATTGTTATTTAAGAAGATGTGACACAAAAGAACATTTACCATTTAAAAATTGTACAGGGTTTTGGTTTGATAATGGTGTAGATCATGAGGCATATAACGCATCTAAAGAGAACAGATTCCACTTTATCATGCATGGTGGGTTTAATAAGGAACGTAAAGAATTAATGAGAAAGTCTCTTGTTAAACAATTTGGTAAAGATGTATTGAAAGAGATAGATGTCTAAACTAATTGTTTCTGGAGACAGTTGGACTGCTGGAGTTACAGCAACTAGAGAAGATGGTAGACCACAATGGTTAGATGATCGAACTAAAACTATTGATTTTGATATTTCTATCACTTGGCCATATCATTTGGGTAAAATGTTAGATATGGAAGTTATAAATGTAGGACTTGGTGGGAAGGGTAATGAATTTATTTATAATACTATGATAGATACTTTATGTCAAGAAAAAAATGTTGGTCTTGCAATTTGTTGTTGGAGTGAATTTCAAAGAACAGACTTCAATTACCAATCTGATGATCACTTTGGATGTAGAACTTTGACAATCAATCAACCAGATTTTTGTGACTATCCAAATAAAAAAATAGCAGAAAGGGTAAAACCTTTTGTAGAAAGTTATGATAAATTAAATCTATACTCAGATGAGTGGAACTTAGTTAAAAGTTTAAGATGGTTCAATGCGTTTCAGAATTTTTGTGAAAATGAGAATATACCTTATCGTCAAGTATCTGCTATTACTACTATTCCTTTTGAATTATTAAATTATTTAATTGATCTTCCTGTATTTTATAAGATAGATTCATCAACCTTTTTAGGTTGGCCTATATCAGAAAAACTAGGTGGGTGGAACTTAGATAATAAACTTATAACTGAGGAGTTAAGAGTTAGTAAAGATGATACTCACCCTAATACAGAAGGTCATAAGAAAATAGCAAAATATATTTATGATATTATATATGATTGATTTTAGTCATAAGGCATGTAACTTAGATATATCTAATCTTTGTTTTTTAGAATGTTCAAAGTGTATGAGAGTTAATTGGAAAAATAAAAGAGACATTCCTGGCAAGATGATGACGATAGAACAGTTTAGTAAGATTGTCGATTACTTTCAATATATACATTTCTGTGGTCAGATATCAGACCCTATTTTTAATCCTAATCTTATAACTTTTTTGTCTATGTGTAAGGATGCAAAAAAAGGTTCTACTATACATACAGCTGCATCTCAACGTCCTATGTCTTGGTACGAAAAGGCATTTGATTCTAATCCAGATACAAAATGGATATTCGGATTAGATGGTTTACCAGATGAGAGTTGTTTGTATAGAATAAATCAAGACGGTGAAAAGTTATTTGAAGTTATGAAAATGGGTTCAAGGAAAGGTCTATATATTGAGTGGCAGTATATTGTCTTTAGTTATAATGAAGAACATCTAGAAGAATCTCACAATATGTCTAAGGAAAATAATATACATTTTGTTGTGAATTACTCAGGAAGGTGGACAGGTGAGAAAGACCCTTACAAACCAAAAAATCAAAAATTTTCAACCTAAGTGTTTAAGTAAAGAGGGTAGAAATATTGGAAGGTCTGGAGCTGTATCTGCAACAGGGTTTGTTCTACCTTGTTGTTGGTTAGACAGACCAAACGAACCAAGGGATTCGAAGGTGAGTACATTATTTGATGAGAAGTTACATATAGATAATAATGACACAATAGATGATATAATAAAATCAGACCCTTGGCAAAAATTTATGCGAGAGTTAACAACTAAACCCGAAGAAAGTTCTCCTATATGTTTAGAAATGTGTAGGACATCTGGAAGTCGTTATGTTCATAAGGAAGAGTGGTGAGTAAATTAATTGTTTCTGGGGATAGTTGGACTGCTGGAGTTACACCAACTAGAAAAGATGGAAAACCACAATGGTTAGATGATCGAACTAAAACTATTGATTTTGATACCTCTATTCCTTGGCCATATCATCTAGCAGAGAAGTTGGATATGGAAGTTATAAACGTAGGTCTAGGTGGAACTGGTAATGAATATATCTATAATAACATGATTGATGTCTTATGTCAAGAAAAAAATATAGGTCTTGCAATTTGTTGTTGGACTGAATTTGAAAGAATAGACTTTAATTATCAATCTGATGATCACTTTGGATGTAGAACTAGTGTAGTTAATCAAGAAGATTACTTTGACGCATGGAAAAATAAAAGAGCAGCAGAAAAGTTAAAACCTTTTACAGAAAAATATAGACAATTAAATCTGTATTCCGATGAGTGGAACCTAGTTAAAAGTCTTAGATGGTTTAATGCATTTCAAAATTTTTGTGAGAATGAAAATATTCCGTTTCTACAAGTATCTGCGTGTACAAGTATTCCTCATAAAATTTTAAGTTATATGATTAATCTTCCTATATTTTATAAGATAAATTCGTCAACCTTTTTGGGTTGGCCTATATCTCCAGAAATAGGTGGTTGGAGTTTAGATACTAAATTAGATAAAAATTTAAGAATTAGTGAAGAAGACTGTCATCCTAATACAGAAGGTCATAAGAAAATATCGGAGTACATTTATGAAACCATTAGACATTAATTGGGAACTTAATAATATATGTAACCTCATGTGTCCTCAATGTGAGAGAAATAGAATAGTTGATGGGCTTCTAGTAAGAATTTCTAATCTTGATGGTTGGGATAATACTTTAGATATGTTTGTAAAACAATATGAGAATATAAAATATGATATAGAACGTATTAGATTTGACGGTGAAGAATCTGAAAGTCTTTCAAGTGCAGACTTCTTACCAATTTGCAAATATGTACATTCTAAAGATATCGTTATAAATGTTAGTACTAATGGTTCTATAAAAAATCCTGATTACTGGTATGAGTTGGGAAAAGAATTTTCTAAAAATAAAGAAAGTAAAATATATTTTGGTTTAGATGGTATGGGTTCTGAATTATCTTTATATAGAATAGGTGCAAATTATGATAGAATAATTGAAAACACAAAGGCATTTATAGATGGTGGAGGTAAAGCATATTGGAAAATGATTGTATTCAAACACAATCAACATCAAGTAGAAGATGCAAAAAAAGAATCTCAAAGACTAGGATTTGAAGATTTTATAATGGTTTGTAATTTACGTAGAAATAATTTAGAACCATTTAAACATAGTTTTCATCCAAAAACGAAAAAACGTAAAGAGTATCAATTAGAAGTACAAACTAAATTTGCAGAATCTATGGAATCTCATAGTTTGAAAGAAAACCAACTTTATATAAATTATAAAGGACAAGTTTTAAATTCTTATTATGAACCTGATTATGAATTTCTTGATGAAGAACACGAATGGTATAAAAATTATCATTCTAGTGAAGATACTCTATTTAATAAAACACTAAGAGAGATATTAAAATGGTAGAAGGTTTTGAACATTTTATTGGTATGTGGAAAGAACAAACAAAGGATATTAAAATTCGAAAAGAATATAATCACCTTCTATTCCTTGTTGTGTGTCCAGATAAAGTAAAAGATTGGGATTTCTCCATAGAGAAACAATGTCAGACTACTACATTTATGGTATCTGGTGGGCCCACAGGCGCAAGTACAGGACATGATGTTCAGTTCTGTTATAGAAAAGAAGTAAATAAATTTCTTAAAAATTGTAAACATACTCACGCAATGGTTGTTTCTATTGGTATGGTGTTTGACATGGTGGGTCATAATCAAGGACAACAGATTACTCCCATCACAGATTTTTATAATTTTGCAGAAAGTGGAGAATACATAAAGGGTCACATTATTGCGAAGAAAAGACAGAGTGCATATCTACATCATCAACACATGAACGTAAATGTAGATATGTGGAAAACTTTAGGTTGTCCTCCTTTAGATGAGAAGTGGTTAAAATATGAAAGATCAGATAATAATTTTCATGATGATTATACACCATTCTGGTTAACTCCCAAAGACAGACCTAAAATAATAAACTTTACAATTGATGAAAGAAGAAGAAAAGGATTTTCTTATTACAGAAACTATAATGATGCATGGATAGATATTGAAAATATATGGAATTATGTAGATAAAGATGATTTCTATTTTAGTAGGTTTATGACAAGAATACAAGAATCATTTTATATGTTTAATACTGAATCTGTACAGAGACTACCAAAGAAAAAATTTGATCTACTATTTTCTCCTACAGCTGGTTATAGTGCAGAAGTATATGTAGATAGACTAGACTTTAATGGCGAAGTTGTATTGTATGATTATTGTCAAGAGAATGTTGACCTAAAACAGATGGTTGTAGATATGAATATGTCGAAAGATGAACTTTATATTCTTAGAGAAAGTTCAAAACATAAGTTTGTAGATAATACAGGAAATAAACCAGCGACAGAAAGAAGTTCTAGTATGGGAACACATGAAGAACTTAGAGAGATGCAGGCAAGAATGAGAGATAAACAAGAAATAGAATATTGGTTAATGGATATTATCGAACCAGATTATACTGTTCTCTTAAATAAAATTAGAGGTAAAAATGTGTTCTTTGATACTAGTAATATTTTTAGTTATCATGTGTCTCATGCACGTTATACTCTTGCTCAACTAATAGATTCTTATGAAAGGTTACATGAAATATTAGGTTATGCGAATAGTTGTTGGTTTCAAGGAACTAAACCTACGAAACAATGGGAGAGAAAATGGTTGACATCCTCTGTATTAGAATAGGTGATAAGTACGGCCCAGAGTATGAGGATTACTTAAATAAGAAACTTTCTAAGTATAAAATACACTGGATACATGAACCGTATAATGATCGTGTTACTCTACAATGGAATAAGATGTGGGGTATGCAGTTAGATCAGGATACACCTATTTGTGTCATGGACATAGATGTTCTTCTCATGGGCGACTACGAAAGGATATTTGACTATCCTATTATGCGTGGACAATTTCTTGCAATGCCTGGATGGTGGAGAGACACAAAGAAAGAAGGTTACTCTATCAACGGTGGATTCTTTAAGTACTATCCGAAGGACTGCAAGTATATCTACGATAAGTTTATGAAAGATATACACGGATGGCAGAGACATTACATTGATAATGGAGTTACTAGGGGCCCTGTTAATGGAGAGCAGTACTTTGTCGAAGACTCAGTAAAAGAGAAACTAGAACTTATCACACTACCACCCGAATGGTTTACACGGTGGGTCGTAGACTCTGATATTGTGGGTAGAAGTATGACTACATGGCAAGTACAGATTACACGTAAGTATCAGAAGATTACAGGAAACGACTATATATTTCTTGGTGGAGAGTTTCACCCAGATATCAAGTTTGTACATTTTACACACAGAAATAACAAACCTCATGAGTGGGAATACTATGAACAAATTCGTTTACGTTAGTGATGACTACAGAAGAGCGTGGGAAATTTATATTAATAACTCTCAAGGTCTTGAACATTGGGAAGAATTTGATGATGATTTTAAAACAGAGTTTGATTTTAAGATACGTGAAGAACAAGCTGCACTTAAAGAAGTTCATAGACCTCCTACATGGTACTTAAACGATAAACTTGGAGAAAAAGAATATCTCTTTAATATGTCTCAGGATTTTTATCCTAGAGTAGATTATGAGTATACTGATAATCTTCCATCTTACGAAGACCTTATGATGAATCGTGCTATACAAATTAGGGATATGGGTAAAGAAATAGAACTCTTATATTCTGGTGGACTTGACAGTGTTGCAGCTCTGTTTGCATTGTATGAAGTTTGTCCTACAGATCAAATAAGAATAATTGTATCTGGTGATGAATGTTTTGAAAATTACTGGGATGGTTATAAGAAAATAGTGGGTCATATGAACTGGGAATATTCTTTGGGAAATTTGTTTGGTGCATCTAGACCAGATAAGTATATTTTTACTACTGGATGTGAAGCAGATAGATTACTTGGTAGTACAGGATATCCAGGCAGTAGATATACTAATACTGATCAATATACTACATCAGAAGATGACTACGAATATAATCACAACAGTTGGTGGAATATAACCAGACTTACAAGAATAACACAGTCTTTTAGATTTCTACAGAATATTAAGGTTGATAAATTTCCTATTGAAAACTATCAACCTTTCTTTTTGTGTCCACAACTGGAAAGATATGCGATAAATAAAAATATAGATCGTAAGGTGGTATGGTATGCTGATTGTTGGACTGCACCAGAGGATTTTTTAAAATGTAAAATGGAACTTAGAAATTTTATTGCAAAGTGGGATAAGAATTACGCATACAGTACAGTAAAAACTAATATGCCTTTTTCAGTTCAAAAGGAAATATTATCCCCACTTCCTAATAATTTTAATGTTCTTGCGATAACAGATGACGGTACTGTAGTTAATAAAGATAATATTATGACTTATCTAGATTTAAAGTATTTAACTATATAAATAGTTCTAGGAGAATATTAATGACTTATACTGTTACAGCGAGATATGTAAGACCTAATACCGATACAGATTGGCATAGAGATGATGCTGATGATGACGAAAAAGAAACTTGGGCTGCATATATCCTAGAAAATTATAAAAATACTGATAAGTTAGTCTCTAGAACTAAACATAATGATGGTCTATCCGAAGATCAAAATACACTGACTCTGGTTACTGTATGGAAAGATGAGGATACTTTTGATGAGTGGGTCGCTGATGAAAAAGTTGTTGCGTGGAAAGCAAAAAGAAAAACTTATCAGGATAGTGCTAGTATTGAAAGAACAGTAGTATCTAAAGAAGACACTTAATTAAAATCGTTCTTAAATCTTTCAAATATTTCTAATGCATTAGGTTTATCGTGTCTCAAAAGACCTCTTTCTTTACGTATTTTTATAGAGTTACAGATGGATATTCTATCCAGAATATCAATGTATGTTCGATTACAATTCCAATCTACAGAACAATTATAAAGAAATAATAATTTATCAAGACCCTGCCATCCTATCCAACGTCTTATCATACGAAAGTCCCAATGTGGATCACCATATGATAACGATTCCCAATCTCGCAAACCGTTAAGATTCCCTTCTTCATCTACCAGTATATTTTGTCTCCACAAATCTCCATGAAGATAAAATCTTTTATCTAAGTTATTTCTAATTGTATAGAAATCATATAAGGCATCTTCAGTAAAAGTATCCTTTTCTTTCCAATTAACTAAATCTTCAACAACATCTCTCATGTTAGATTCTGGTATGTCATCATATGTTGCAAAGTCAAGCCCATGAGGTAAAGAGTGTAATTCTACTAGTAAGTTTGCAAGTTGTTCTATAAACTCTGAGCCAGGATTTCTGAGTTGTTCTCCCTCAATCCATCCACCCTTTATCATATAGTCTAACGAAACCATGTCTCAATTTCCTTGTAGTTTTTAAATATTTTTGTATAGTCTGGATTATGTATAATATCCTTTTTATTTTCTTCTTTAAAATCTGGAACTAAACCATACCATTCTATAACTTCCATAATACATTCATCTTGATCCTCAACAAAATCTTCATATACTATTTGTGGTGCATCTATATGTTTCATTAATTGATCTGTAAATTCTTCACGAAACATATACTTTTCAAAATCATATTCTGTAGCAACAAATGTGTTAGGTTTTGGTACTTTTCTTTTACCTTCATCATATGTAGAAAACTCTCTGTCTCTAGGATAGTCTGGTTGACTACAAAACATTGCAGTTAATTCAAAACAAAAGTGTGATATTTTATCAAGACGTTGAAACCATATTGGGTCAAAATCTTTTAGAATTTCAAATGCAAACTCTATTCTATCTTCTGTAGGAAGGTCTACTTGTTCCACAGTGTTTGTGAACTGTAAAGGCATTGCCTTTATACAAAAAGGTACAGGAAAGTTTTGTAGATGTTTTAATCTGTTCTGTAAATCTTCTGGTGTAAGTAGGTCTTCATTCACAGTCCAATCTATATCTAATCTAATTTGTTTTAACTCTAGAGGTTTAGATAGGTCAACTGCTTTATTTCTACCAAACCATTCATTACCTTCTGCTAGTCCAAATGTTTTGCACATATATTCCATAAGGTAATAAGAACCAGATCGTGGAGTACATACTATACAATAATCACTCACTCAAACCACCCTTTAATTTCTTCAATATTTTCAAACTTTTCTTCATAATCAATCCCCAATTTAATAGTAAGTTGTGTTTTTACTCTATTATCTGCTTTTAATCCGTATTGTTCTTGTAGGTCGGATAAAGTACTCAAGGTATCATCAAGAAAGTTTTCAAACGCAACCAGAGCTCCCTGATTGTGAGTGTAATAGATATCCCAAAACTGTTCTAACTTAGACATAAATCTATCGAACTCTTCTTTAGTAGCAATCAAAGTACCATTTGGTATATCTGGTCTTTCATTTTCATAATGTATATGGTTGACTTTTGTTCTCAAACGTGTTATATGACTTAAAAATTGTGATAGTACGTCTTTTCTGTATAACCAGATACAGGGAAACCCGTCAATCATTTCCCCAAAGTGTTGATCCTCTGGTATGTAATGGGGTAGTATTTTAAGAAGGTGTGGTTGAGTTGCCCAGTTTTGTTCTTCTATATCATTATAACTATTATTTTTTAACCATGAGGCAGGGTCATAAAGACCGAAGGTATTGCAAAGAAACCTACGAAAATATGTACTCCCACTTCTAGATGTTGCAATTAACCCTATTCTCATGTACCTATATATGTGTATGGAAGTGCGTGAATCTACATTTGAGGAAGTGTACCCTATTTGGAATGAAGAACTCTGGCCAGACAGAATAAGTAAAATAGAAAATATGAGTAGTCTATTCTGGAAACAACCCAGAGACATTATAAAAGATAGTACTATATTTGATAAGTATACCCCAACATTTTTTGTTATCAAAGAAGATAATAAAATTGTAGGTGTCAATAGTGGTTTTAGGACAGATGAGAGAATATATCGTTCTAGAGGATTATGGGTTAGAGAAGAATATAGAATTAAGGGGTATGGTAAAACTTTACTAATGGCAACAATAATTCAAGGCAAAAGAGAAGATTGTCATTGGATTTGGAGTATGCCTAGAAAAACTGCACTTAAAACATACGAGGGTGTTGGTTTTAAGAAAAAAGGTAAATGGATAGATGATGGAGTAGAATTTGGGCCTAATTGTCTCGTAACAAGGCAGTTAATTTATAAATAGAGGACAGGAGATTATACATGGCCATTCCAACTACTAAATCTACTTTTAAAGACTATTGTTTTCGTTCTCTAGGTTCTGGTGTGATTGACATTAATGTGTCAGATGATCAGGCAGATGATCGTATTGATGAAGCTCTACAATATTTTTCAACATACCATTATGAGGGTGTTGAAAGAATGTATCTCAAACATTTGGTTACTGAAGCAGAAGTTACTAGAGCAAGAGAAAATACAACCACCACAGGAACAGATACAGTAGATGCATCAATTACTGCAAGTTGGTTAGAGGGAAATAATTATATACCTTTACCTAGTTCAGTTATTTCTGTAGTACAGGTATTTCCTCTTACTGGAACTGGAACTGGTGCAAATATGTTTGATGCTCGTTATCAATTACATTTAAATGATTTATATGATTTAAGTTCTACATCTGTTGTTCAATATGAGATGATGATGAATAATTTAGATTTTCTTCAGCACATTCTTGTTGGAGAACAACCTGTTCGTTTTAAGGAACACCAAAATCGTTTATATATCGATGCAGATTGGTCTAATGATTTTGTGGGTGGACAGGACTACATTGTGATTGAGTGTTTTCGTAAACTAGACCCTACAGTATACACAGACATTTTTGATGACATTTATTTAAAAAGATATGCTACATCATTAATCAAAAGACAGTGGGGTGCAAATTTATCTAAATTTGAGAATGTTGCTTTATTGGGTGGGGTTACTATGAATGGTGCAACTATTTACTCTCAGGCAGAAGAAGAAATTCAAAGAATAGAAGAAACCATAAGACAAAATGAACCACCAATAATGCTTGGTATGGGATAGAGTATGGCTGTCAATAAACATTTTCACACTAATAACTTTCAAGGGACTGCTGCAGAACAAGCGTTGGTTGCAGATTTGGTTGCAGAAGCAATACAAATACATGGTCACGATGTATATTATCTTGATCGAACTTTAGTTGCAGAGGATACAGTTCTAGGAACTGATTCCCTATCAAAGTTTGAAACACAGGTTCCTATAGAAATGTATATGGAAGAATCTGGTGGTGGTTATGCTGGTGAAAAAGAAATCATGTCTCAGTTTGGTTTACAGAATTTAAGTGAGGCAACCTTTGTTGTAAGTAAGACACGATTTCAAGACAAGGCAATGCAATTACAAATAGAGAGTGGTACAGATACTACTGGTGGTTCTATGTTATTAGAATCTGGTACTATAGATACAAACAAATTTGAAGGTAGTATCTATTATATTATATCAGAGTCAGATGCAACTGATTCTGATAGACCTTTAGAGGGGGATGCAATCTATCATCCTACTCTTAAAAAATTATTTGAGATTAACTTTGTTGATCATGATGACCCTTTTCATCAGTTAGATAACAACCCTGTATACAAAATGCGTTGTCGTTTATTTGAATACAGTTCTGAGAAACTTGACACTGGTATTGATGTAATAGATGCTATCGAAGATGCGTTGTCAGCTGACACTCTTACTTATCAGTTTACACTTGAACAAACTACTACTCAAAACGAACCATTTAGATTAGAGGTTGGAACTGGTGCAGACGCTGGATTGTTGTTAGAAGAAACAGATGGTGATAATATAATAAGTGAAGACGATACTAGTTCTGTCGGTGTTAATGTTCTTATGGAACATAATGCTGATACTGGTCATGGAGGTTGGTTAATTGCAGAAGACTATATAATAGGAACAGGTGGTGCTAACACTAATAGTGTTGACAAGACCGCACAAAATGAATTATTTGACGAATTGGATGATACTGTCTTAGACTTCTCTGAGAAAAATCCATTCGGTGACGCTGGGAGTAGTTAATAATGTTAGGTCAACAATTTTACCATGAAACAATTCGAAAAGTGGTTGTCGCTTTTGGAAGTATATTTAATGATATACATTTAGTAAGAAAAGACAACGAAGGAAACATTTCACAATCAATGAAGGTGCCTTTAGCATACGGCCCAAAACAAAAGTTCCTTGCACGTTTACGTGAAGATGCAGACCTTACTAAACAGGTTGCAGTTACACTACCACGTATAGGTTTTGAGATTAATGGAATGTCTTACGATCCAGGCAGAAAATTAAATCGTGTCCAACAGTTTAAAAAAGTAAAAGGTGCAAAGTCTAATCAACTTGATACACAGTATATGCCTGTTCCTTATAATGTAGAGTTTACTTTATATATTATGGCAAAGCAATCAGACGATGCGTTGCAGATTGTAGAACAAATTCTTCCTTACTTTCAACCAGATTATACAGTGACACTTAATGATAATACCGATATGGGTATAAAAAGAGATGTTCCTATAGTATTAAATTCTGTTACTTATGAAGACACATATGAGGGAGATTTTACTTCCAGAACAACTATTATTTACACTCTTGCATTTACTGCAAAATTTTATCTTTATGGCCCTGTTACTTCTAGTAAGGTTATTAAAACTGTACAAGCAGATCAATATACAGATTTACCTGATCAATCTCCTAAGAGACAACAGAGATATACTGTTACTCCTAATCCAGCCTCTGCTGATGCAGATGATGATTTTGGTTTTAATGAATCTAGTTCATTTTTCCAAGATGCTAAAGAATACAATCCAGTGACAGGTAAAGATGAGTAATGACTACAGAAACTATTGATCAAGCTTTAGGTGTAATTGAAATAGAATCAGAAACTAAAGGTGAAGTTATTAATATGGGAAAGGAAATTGCAATACCCCATGAAACTTCCTCCGATGATATCGAAGCAGATTACGTTTATCAAAGAAAGAACTTTTATGATCTTGTCGAAAAGGGGTCAACCGCAATTGATGGCATACTCGAGCTTGCTAAAGAAGGAGAACACCCCAGAGCTTACGAAGTCGCTGGAAATCTTATCAAGCAAGTTTCAGAAGTCACCGAAAAGTTAGGTGATCTCCAAGAGAAGATGAATAAACTAAAGGAAGTACCTAACAATGCACCTAAAAACGTAACTAATGCATTATTTGTAGGGAGTACTGCTGAACTACAAAAGATGCTGAAAGGCAAGTAATGTACGAATATAGATGTGTAATACTACGGGTAATTGATGGGGACACGGCCGATGTGGATATTGATATGGGATTCGGTGTGTGGTTTCGTAAACAACGTATTCGTTTTTATGGTATCGACACTCCTGAGAGTCGCACAAGAGACTTAGAAGAAAAGAAGTTTGGTCTTATGGCGAAAGAAATAGTTAAGAAGTGGATACCAGAAGGTTCTACTCAAACAC